CCAGTCCAAATATTTATAAACGGTAAGTTTTTTTGTATCGCCAACGAGGTTGATATTGAACAAAACTCGCCTAAATTTAAAGGGAGCATTATTCCTGGTAATGTAAATAGTGATCCAAGCCAGTGGACTGGTACGGTGGTACATATTAAAAAACCACCTACAACAAAAGCCGAAAAGAAAGATATCAGGAGAACTCATAAGGTCGAATCATATGATGATTTCTTTAAAAGAATGGTTGCGGCTAAAGATGATCCCGATGCTCATTTACCAATTAATTAATATATAATAAATGAAAGGCGATTTCTTTGAAAAAGTCTTAAAAGTTATAGGAAAAGAAAAAGTATGGCAGAAAAAGAAAAAAGTACCAGGAAAGCTGGTAAGAAAAAACAAACACCGGGAAAGCCGGTAAAACAATTAACTCTAAAACAGAGGATTGATAAAACTGTTGATGACTGGAAAGATAGTCCAGAAGAATTAAAAAAACAGATATTTGGATTGGTTCAAAGAGTTTTATACCCCGATCAATTTTGCCCTGAATGTGATGGGAGTTTATTCTTTGGACCTAATGGTTGGAGTTGTCCGAATTGTGGTTTTCAACGAACTTCCAATCAAAATCCCACATCTGCAGTACCTACAACCGTAAGGCCATCTCAGACAGGAAAAGTACCACCTCAAGTAGAAAAAATAATTAAAGATGCTGAAAATCCTCGCAAAGTAGTTGCACCAACAAAGAGAGGCGATAGTATCAGAAAGTTGGTTGATCAAATGGATAGTGGAGGTTCATCAGCACCAACTCCTCAAGACGAAGCAAATGTAAGGAAAGATCCCAATGTTGCAGGAAAGGTTAATTGGGTATAACTATGAAAAAATGTGGAGTACTCACAGATCACTTTAACCAATTAGGAGGAGGCACGGTTCATTCGTTTAAATTTATTGAATTTTTAAAACCCTACTATGATATAGATGTTTTTCTACCTGGATTGCCTAAAGGACAAGAGTGGATGAAATATTTTCTTAATCTCGATACAAAAGGATTAAATTTCGATAATTTTAAACCAGAAAAGGCTTTCAATAACTATGATCTCTTTTTAAACATTTCTCATTGGCGGATAGTCGAAACCGATGCTAAAAAAAAGTTTGCTGTTGTTTTTTTTCCACAATTCTTTTTCCCAACATACGACTATACATTGTTAGCAAATTCTCAATATACAAAGAAAAATATTATAACGAGATGGGTCGTACCAGAAAATAGGGTTAAAGTTATATATCCACCTATCATGACGAAAGAATTTAACGCTGGCAAAAAAACAAATACAATTATTCATGTGAGTAGAATAGCCAAACCTAGGCCTGAAGCTGATAAGGGACATAAGCAAATGATAATGGCATTTAAAGATATGGTTGATAATGGACTTAAAGATTGGCAATTTTACATTATTGGACAGGTAGAAGATCCAGAATACTATAATGAATTAGTGGCATCATCTAAAGGTTATCCTGTTAAGTTTTTTCTATCGATTCCTTTTGATAATTTAAAAAAGTTATATAGTGAAGCCAAAATATATTGGCATTTAACAGGAATAACAATGCCTAATCAAGTCGGCGCTCAAGAACATTTTGGGATGACGACGGTTGAATCAATGAGTAGTGGTTGTGTCCCCGTAACATTATCTACGGGAGGACAACCAGAAATCATACAAGATGGACTAAATGGATACTTAATTAAAAGTGTTGAAGAATTAGAAAATAAAACGACAGAACTTATTGAAAATCAAAACAAGTTAAGAAATATGTCCGATTTGGCAGTTAAAAGAAGTAAAGATTTTGATGAAGAAATTAGTAAGAAAAAATTTTATAATATAATTAATTTATGAACATTAATACAGACAGAATCGAAATTGGCGGAGGAAACCACCCCATTCATCCAGATTGGCCTCAACTTGATATTAGAAAAATTTCAAAAGATACATATCAAAAAGATGCAAGGTTATTACCCTTTCAATCTAATCAGTTATCAACTATCTGTAGTTGTTATTTATTACCTTGTTTTACCAAAAATGATGCTACTGTAGCACTAAAAGAATGGCTAAGATGTCTTAAACCTGGAGGAAAACTTGAACTTTATATCCCAGATTTAAAAGAAGTATTTAAGGCTTTTTTAGGTACTATTGCTAATGAAAAAGTTTTAAAAGAAGTTTATGGTTCTAATGACTGTGAGGTAAATTATTTTAAATATGGATATGATTTTAAAACAATCGACATGTTGCTATCAGATATCGGATTTGTAAGAGTTACAAAAATTAACAAAAAAACACACCACGAATATTCAATGATGATAGATGCATATAAATCGTTAAAAGAACCATCTAAACCGATTAAGTTATCTCCAACAGATATTTCATTAAACACAGAAAATAAAATCATTTTTTTAACTGAAGACACATCATGTTTCACGGGGGGGCGTTACTATAGTTGGTGGCTAGCCACTGCACTAAAAACGGCAGGACATGATGTAGTCATATATACCAACAGAAAGCCTTTATTTATAGATGAATTTAAGGATTATCCGCAACCTGAAGTAGAAGTAGTAACTGATTTAAAAAACATTGATGTCAAAGGCAGTATCTACATTGGTTCTCCTGTAATCGGCAGTTTACGTGCTTGTGAACTAGGTGTGAAATATAACAAACCTGTATTTGTCGAAATATTTGATCCGTTCCCTATGATGGCTAAATATAGAGGAAGAGCGAGTTATCCTTTTTGGGACAAAATAATTCCATTAATGCGTAAAAACAATATTAATATTATTAGTTTATGTAATACAACTAGTTCTTATATTTATAAATGGCTTAATAAAAGAAAAAATCAAGTATTCGAAATATATCCATGTGTTAATAGTGTTGAAAGAGATAAATCTGGTAAACAAGAAAAGGAAAATTGGATTACGTTTATAAGTCGTCTTGATAATCATAAAAAACTAGATCATGTTCTTGATGCAATCAAAGATACTGATTGTAATTTGCATATTATTACGAGCATTGATGGTATTAATTTCCCACAAATGTTAAGAGATAAAAATATGGTTAATCGTGTAGTAATACATAAATCAGTTAGCGATGAAGAAAAGTTTAGAATTATCAAAAAAAGTAGAGCAACAATTAATGGTGCTATTTTCGAAGGATTTGGTATGTGGTTAACAGAAGCATTGTCTTGTGGTGTTCCCACTGTTTGTTATAACTATCCTACATTTAAAGAGATTACTGCATTTACTGAACCTGAAAACCGTAATGTATATTTCGCTAAATATAATAACCCAGAAGACTTAAGGGCAAAGTTAAAACAGGCATTAAAAGAAAATAAAACCACTAAGGGAACTAAAAAGTTTGATTTTCCCGTTATGGTAAAAAGAATGAAAGAAGTTTTTAAACCCAGAATCGGTGTTGTTACGATTGCTTTAAACGAAAAAGATTATATTGGATCGAGTTTACATTCGATGGCAAATCATCCAATTATTACTAAAATCGCAGTAGTAGAAGGATGTGTCGATCTAAATAAATCTCAAGCAAACGAAAAAGGGCTAAGTAAAGATTCTACTAGTAAAGAAATAGTAAAAGCGATGAAAGATGATAATGAAAAGAAAATTGTATATAAAAAACACGGATGGGCAAATAATAAATCAGAACTTAGAAATAGTGCATTAGAATTACTAGGTGAAAACGTAGATTATGTTTTAGTTGTTGATGCAGATGAGGTGTGGAAAAAAGAAGATCTTGATAAATTAGCAAATTTTATTGAAATTAATCCTGACGTTTCTGTTATATGGTTTAATCCTTATCATTTCTGGAAACAACCAGACTTAATTGCAGTAGGAAGTGCTTGGGATGTAAGATTATTTAGATTTTTTAAATATGATGATAAAACACTACGATGGAAAGAACACGATGGCCCCGTTAGAAATCAGACAGGAGAATTGTCAACAAAACTTGGCAAAGAATTAACACTCAAGGATATCCATTTTTACCACTATGGAGCAATGAAACCAGAAAAGAGAATAAAAGCTAAGCTCGATTTCTATCGTAAACGTGATACAAATTTAACTGTTAAAGATACTTGGAGTAATTGGGAAAAGGGACAGGAAACTCAATGGACTAACCAAGGGGGGACAGCAATCAAATTTAAAGGAACACACCCACCCGAAATTAAAAAACTATTAGAAACAAGAGGGAATCCTGCAGATGATTAAAAAACCAGATTTAAATATTATTACATTTGCAGGTATTCATGGGTATTCAATTGCTATAAATCAATTAGTTTTAGGACTTACCGATTTAGGATATAAAATAAAAAAAATTTTTTATAATGGTAGTAATAATATAAAACGTTATGATAAAAAAACTTTAGCCGATAAAACAATTCTCTCTATCAATCCTATATTTATGAAACAATACCATAAGATAGGTAAAACATTTGTTTATACGATGTTTGAAACAGAAAAAATTGTTCCAGACATAGTAAAAATGATTAATTATTTTGATGGTGTAATTGTCCCTTGCAAACATAATGTCCGTTCTTTTGCAAAAAGTGGAGTAACCCAACCAATAGAACGTGTTTATTTATGTATAGATCCCACTTTTTTTATCGGAGATAAAATACAACATAAAGATTTTATTTTTATATCTCACGGATCTCATTCAATGAGAAAAGGTACAGATTTAATGATAAAGGCATTTTTAGAAGAATTTAATGAAGAAACAGATGTTAGATTAATTTTAAAGGATTCATCGGCAGTTATTCAGGACTATAAGTTACCGACTCATGATACGAGAATTAAAAGAATAGTTGGACGGATACCTTTATTAAAACTAAAAGAATTACTTCTTTCTTCCGATTGTGGACTTTTCCCGTCTCGTGGAGAGGGATGGGGATTAGGTGCCATGGAATGTATGGCCGTAGGATTACCCGTCATATTAACTAATTATGGCGGACTAGCTGATATGTGCAATAAGAAATATAACTATCCATTGAAAGTTAAAAAGATGGTGTCGTCTAAACCATACTATATCCGTTTTTCAAAAATATATGAAAATGTCGGGAAATGGGCTGAACCAGACTTAAATCATTTAAAAAAACTAATGAGATATGTTTATGAAAACCGCAAAGAAGGAATAAAAAAAGGACAAATGGCTTCTCGTTGGATTAAAAAGAATTTTAATAGAAAAAATCAAGCTAAAAAAATAGCTAAGATAATGAAACTATGAAAATAACAACAGTACTACTAAGCTATAAGCGGATAAAAAACTTAGATAATATTATAGATTCTATTAAAAATAGCAGTGTAAAAACTAAATTGATTATCATCAATAACAATCCAGACATAAATTTAGATATGGATAATATAGATGTTATTAATATGGGTAAGAATTATGGATGTATGGCTAGACAATCCATTGCCCTTTTATCTCAAAGCAGTCATTGTCTGTTTTTTGATGATGATTTAATGCTCGAAAGGGAAACAATTAAAAATTTATCTAATTGGGCAAAAAAACTACCAGATGCAATCATTGGATATTTTGGGATAAAACTGAATCGTGAAGATAAAAATACACCTTATCTAACTGGTAAAAAAATATTTACCGAAGATATTAATAAGCCACAACTGGTAGATATTGTCTTGGGGAGAATACACTTTTGTCAGAAAAAGAAAGTGATTGAAAGTTTCAAACTTCTAATTCAAACACCGAACATTGATAGAATTGAAGATGATATTTTCCTAAGCATGTCCAATAATTTCAATGGATTTAAAAACTACGTAGTACCCAAGATTCAAGATGGCGGGTATGTTAACTTACCAGAAGGAGATGTTGCTATAAGTAGACAACCAGGACATATAAACAAAAGGGATTTTACTATTAAACAAATTTACTCACGATGAATATAATATGGATAGCAGATTTTACAACTAAAAATCGTCCAGGTGGTGCTCAAGAAACTAACAATCTGATGGTGATTCATGGCAGAAAAATAGGGCATAAAGTTGAATATATGACACCTGATGATTTTAATACCGATGAATTAGAAAAAGCCGACTTAGTTATTGTAAATAATATATTAAAATTTCACAATTCTCATAGAAAATGGATTATTGAAAATGTTCCGTATGTTAAATATGATCACGATCATAATACTGCTAAAAGTATTGTGAATTTCCCCAAATTATTTCTCTCTGCAAAATTAAACATATTTCTTTCTCCGCTACATTTACAAGAAGTATCAAAGATAGTGAAATACAAAATACCTAATGCAAAAATTGTTCCTTCGCCAATAAACACCGATTTATTTAAGATAACTAACAAAGACAGAATCAAAGATAGTATTTTTATGTGTGGAAACTTATCCCCATTCAAAGGAATAAACAATGTAATTGATTACCTGAAGAAGCATAAAGAAAAGAAACTATTTATTGCAGGATGGGATGAAGATAAAGCAAAAGAGTTAATTAGTATGAAAAATGTTACATTCTTGGGTTTTATAGAACACAATAAATTGCCTGAGGTATATAACAGATATGAATCTTTTATTCATTTAACATCATCTGAAGAAGCATGCGGGAGAACAGTATTAGAAGCGTATTTATGTGGTTGTAAATTGATAGTCAATGAAAGAGTTGGTGTCATGAGTTATAAGTGGGATTGGAAAAACTACGATGAAATAAAAGAGAAAGTAAATAGTCAAAAACAATTTTGGAAATTAATTGAGGAAATATAATGTCAAAAATATCAATCTACGATAATAACGAAAAACTATCATACAATCCAAATACTATGAAAAATGGTGGTGTGGGTGGGACACAAACAATTATCATTAATGTTGCCAAAGAACTAGCCAAAAGAAATCATGATGTTACTGTTTATATTAAATGTAATTTTCCCGATATTTACGATGGAGTTAAGTACTATCAATATTATGATTACAAACCATCAAATGAAGATGTGTTAATTGGATTCGAAAGTTTGCCAAAAGAATATAATGCTAAAAAGATTTTCAATTGGTCAACAAGAATTGCTATTGATGATGTAATTAAATATCCAGATATCAATAAATTAATTGTACTAAGCAATTGGCAGAGAGATAGATATGCTTCTGAATTACCTAAAGATTTAGTAGAAAAAATGGTAGTAATTGAACCTGGTGTAAGTAAAAAGTTTTTTCAACCTGATATTAAAAAATGGCACAAAAGTATTACTTATATGGGGCATCCATTTAAAGGTGGAATGAAGGCATTGATAGAATATGCCAAAAGATTAAAACCAAAGGTAAAAGATGCTGATATTCATGTCTATGGTGGAGGAAAACTATGGGGTTGGGAAGATACACAATATAGAAAACTTTACGATGATTTAATTCGCAACAAAATTTTATATCATGGACAAACTGGCAAAAAAAAGATAATGCATCAACTTAATAATACTGAAATATTTATGTATCCCATTGGTAATCATATTCAAGAAACTTTTTGTTTATCTATTTTAGAAGCGATGGCTTCAGGTTGTGTAGTAATTACTAACGATAATGGAAATATCAAAAACATAGTAGGAGATACTGGATACATTATTGATGGTAATGTGGATGATTACATGTGGCACATAGAAGCAGTGCAAAAAACACTAGAACTTTTTAATGATTATACCCTTATGTTAAAATTATCTAATAAAGCGAGAAAAAGAGCAAAAGGATTTACTTGGCAAAAGACAGTTGATAAAATGGAGGTATTAATTTGATTATTGGATACGCCTATGTTGTCGGTGACATTCTTCATTTTGGCCATATCCAGCATTTAAAAAATTGTAAAGCTCTTTGTGATAAGTTGATTGTAGGCGTGTTGACAGATAAATCTTGTATGGAGAAAAAGCCTAAACCCATAATTTCCTTTAAAGAAAGGATAGAGTTGGTGTCTGAGCTTAAAAGTGTTGATGCGGTTGTTGCTCAAAAAAAATATTCGCCAGTAGAAAATATTGAATCAATTAGACCGAATATTCTTTTTGAAAGCAGTAGTCATAACGAAAAAATCTTAAAAAATAGTAAAAATTGGGTAGAGTTATATGGAGGTAGAATGATTGTTATGCCTTATTTCCCATTACAAAGCTCAACTAAAATAAAGGAGAAAATTCGTGGTAACTCATAAATTATCAATGTTAAAAAGTTTTATTTGGAGAGTAATGGGGGTATTTATTTATGCCACAGTATTTTATTCCTTCACTGGTAAATTACAACTCACAATAAAAAGTTCACTAGCACATCATACAACTTTTTTATTGGTGTTTTATTTACATGAGAGATTTTGGCTTTGGCTTAAAAAACCAAACAGTAAAGTAAAAGCATGGACTTATGAAATCGTTCTAGGCATGGGATTGGGCGGACTAATTGTCTACTATTTCACAGGAACATGGAAAACGGTTACACTGATAACTGGAACTTATACAGTTATTAAAATTATTACTTACTATATAAATGAAAAAGTATGGTCAAAAATAGAGAGCAAAAAACAATAGTAATAAGTGGATCACATGGTTTTGTAGCTTCAAATCTATCAAAATTATTACAAGTCAAACCCATTCCAAGAAAACTTCTATGTAATGTAACCGCATTAACTGATTATTTATCTTCAGTAGATACGGTTATTCACACCGCTGCTTATGGTAACTATAATTTTCAGAAAGGAGATAGAAATGTTTTTAATGTAAATGTAGTTTATACATTTAATTTACTGGAAGCATCAAAAAATGCTGGAGTAAAAAATTTCATTAACTTCAGTTCATCTTATGAACTTGGAACGAAAAAGGAACCAATGCATGAAGAAATGGTGGCAAGACCTGAAACAATCTATGGATCAACTAAGGCGTGTGGCACTCAAATCACAAGACATTTTTCAAAATTCTTTAACGCAGTAACCGTAAGGCCTTTTTCTATAATGGGAGTTGGCGAACAAGACTTTCATTTAATACCGACATTAATTAAAAGTTGTTTACATGGTAATGAAATACCATTTGTCCCCGAACCAGTACACGATTTCATAAATGTAGTGGATTTATGTAATGGCGTAATAATAATTCTTAATAATATAGAAAAAATTAACGGAGAAATCTTTCATTTGGGATGTGGTAAACAATATACAAATCAAGAAGTTTTAAAAATAGTTGAAAAAACAACAGGAAAAAAGGCACACATTAGGTTGGTTAAAAGTATGAGAGATTATGATTCTAGTTTTTGGATGGCTGATAACAGTAAATTAAGAGCATTAGGATGGAAACAAACCAAAACACTAGAAGAATCAATTAAGGAGATGGTAGAAAGTGTATAAAAAAAGGGTTCTCGAAATATCTTATAAACTCGGTTTAAGTCATATTGGAAGCTGTCTTACTTCTTTGGGAACAATTAGTAGAATCTTTTTATCTAAACTTCCCAATGAAAAATTTGTTTTAAGTAATGGTCATGCGGGATTGGCATTATATGTAATACTCGAAAAGCATGGATTTGCTAATGCGGAAGAATTATTTAAAAAACATGGAACTCATCCTAATAGGGATAATGTCATAGATTGCTCAAGGTGGTTATGTCGCAGGGCATGATTACAGACCTGAACATAAAGGAGTATTCCCTGCGGTAAATGATTTTTTATCGAAATATAAGGGCAAATATGAAAAAATCACAATTACTAGTGAAAATGGTTTTTTTATAATCAGAAAGATATGAAACCAATAACTGAATTACATAATAAACATAAAGGAAAAGAAATATGGATTGCTGGATCTGATCCATCATTAGAAAACTATCCATATGATTTTTTTAATGACAAGATAGGCATTACTCTCCATCTTGCTTACATAAAATTTCCCAATGCGACTTATCATTACTTCAATGAAAGAGACAGGTTTGTATTTTTAAAAGAAAAATATCCTGAGATTGTTAATAAAACAAACATATTTGGTTATCCATTTTATAATCGATCTAAAAAGGTGGCCGATGAAGCAATAGGTAAAGCTAGAGATAATTCATATTATCTTGATCTAAAACCATATCCTCCTCATGGAAACTCTGGTTCTATCTTTAATGATTCTGGTCCAAATGCTATGCGAGCAATGGTTAGTGATGCTGTAAAGGGCGAAAGAATGGACTACGGGGGACATGGAACTTGTTTACACCCATGTTCTTATGTGGCAGTCATGATGGGTGCTAAAACAATTAATATCATTGGTTGTAATTTCAAAAACATAGAAGGAAAAGAGCATTTTGGGGTAACTAATAAAATAGACCATGACATGCGACCAACAACGCCTTCATTCACAGGATATAGAGGTACGAGAATGACTCGTGGATTGATGGGAATAACTGCTGGTTGTATGGATAATAATATTAAAGTTAATTGGATTGAAAAATATGATACAAAAACCAAACAACTTGTGTATCGGGATTCGTACACTAAACCGAACAAGTTACCTAAAAAAGTGTCTGGATTCACTCCTCTCTAATACAGATTTAGATGGAGTCGATTTTCATTTCATTCAAGACGGAACTGTTAATCAATATACAGGGATAAGATATGCAACGGATGAATCAGTCGAAGCGAATTTGAAGTTTCTTAAAGAAATCGATCTTCCCAATAAAGAAATCTTAGTAAAACCGTTTAATACGGGGACATCAATCCATAAAGAATTACAACTAGACCTTTTTTTTCCTAGATACGAATATGCCATTATGTGTGATGATGATTTAATTTTCAGTAAAAACTATATTGCCAACATAAAGACATTATTTGAACAATTCAAAGATGACCCAAAAGCAGGAATGATTCAAACATCTTTTAGACATAACGGAGAAAACATTCAATCTCTTGAAAAAGCAGAAAAAAGGGGCGATAGTGTATCTTACGGTTTTTCTCACCGATGGGAACAAGGATTTTGGAAAGAAAGTGCTAAAAAGATTAAGCCTCTTATTAGGCCTTATTTTGACTTAATCAGAAAAATTGACTTCAATAAACTATGGAGAGATAGAAGTTCGTACCAAGAATTTCGTACATCAATAAGTAAATTATATGGATTAGCATTCGCTGGAGATCATGTTCTGGAAGTTTGTGCTCAAAAAGCTGGATACGCTGGAATACACACAAACGTTTTATTACATAAGACTATTGGAAAAAAAGGAGGTTACAGTTTTAAAGGAGGGAGATTTGATTCTGGTTCTTATGATAAAATAGAACTACATCAATTAGGAGATGTTAAAAGTTATAGAAAGGATAAGTAAATGGAAAAGGTAGGAGTATTTATTTTAAACTACATGAGGCCTGACACAACTCCAAGAGTTGTTGATTCAGCACTACACCAAACCCACAAACCCGAAGCTGTATATATATGGAATAATAATCCCGAAACGACTGTTAATTTCTCTGGTTGTATAAATATCAATTCTCAAGAAAACTTCCGTTGTATTATGCGTCATGCTGTAGCATTAGCTAAATACCAAATAGATCATTGGTTATTTATTGATGATGATGTGGTAATGAAACCAGGAACCATTGAGAATTTTCTTGTTTATCATAAAAAATATCCTGAATCAATTCTTGGTTATTATGGTAGAAATATTCCCAAAGATGGACTTTATTCTTTAGATGGTAGTAATTGGTTTACCAATAAAGAGAAAGAGGTAGATCTTGTCATGGGAATGATTCATTTCTGTCACAGAAATAAATTGGCAAATTCATTCCAGTTAAAGAAACTTAATCCAGACATGCCAATGACTGAAGACGACATTATTCTTAGCTTAAGCAATAAATACTTGGATAAAGCAAAAAACTATGTAATTCCTTACAATAACGAAAATGGGCCAATACCTCTTAGTAGTAAACATAGAGGACTTAGTGCTTCTGGTGGACACGCTGGAAGAAGAAAAGATGCGGTTAGAAGTATTCTTGAATGGACTGGAGAGAGAACTCCTACTCCTGATATAGTCCCAAAGCAAGAAGATGGTTTTAAATCAATATAATATGGCAAGTGAAATAAGAAAGACTATTTTTAAGATAATGGAGCATTATAGTCGAATATTAAAACCTTATAATAAAAAATGGAAAGTAATGGAGATTGGAATTGATGGTGATCCTAAACCAGGAGGGAATTATAAATATTTTGGTATCGGGAATGATTATAAAACATTAGACATACTTAAAAGAGTTAATCCTGATATTGTTGCCGATATTTGTGATACTAAACTACCAGGGAAGAAATGGGATTTGATTATTTTCAGTCAAACATTGGAACATATATTTGATTTTAGATCAGCAATTAAAGAGTGTTATCGATTATTAAAAACTGGAGGATTTTTGATTATCGATTGTCCTTTTGTTCATCCTTATCACGCAACAGGAGGATATGATGATTATTGGAGAATATCTCATACAGCTATGAAAAAACTATTAGAAGAAGTTGGATTTGAGTATGGAAAGACAGTTTCGGTTAATGATTTATTAACATCAGCAATGGTGAGAAAACCAAAATGAAAACTTGTACATTAGACTTTGACGATTTTAGTGAAACTAACAATAGACTAGATTGGCTGTGGATGTTAAAAAATGAGTTTCCTTATTTCAAAGTAAACTTATTCACTGTTCCTAGTCAATGTTCAAATGAATTTATAGAATACATAGGTGGATTATCATGGATTCAATTATGTATGCATGGTTATTCTCATAAACACAATGAGGATGTTAGTCTAAAGTTTCTTCAAAATAGGGCTAGATTACATCAGACATACCATTTTGCTCCTATTTATCGTGCCCCATATTGGCAACTTTCTGATGTCATGTATGAAAAATTAAAGAAACTTAAATATAAAATAATGCTTCATCCTGACGATCCGAGAGATGGAATTAAATATAATTGGAATATTAAAGATAGCCCGCCTCCCCTGAATATTTTGCGAGGGCATGGCCACATACAGGATACTCAAGGTAATGGACTTATTGAGACTATGGAAAACATTATGAAACTACCAAAAGATACAAAGTTCAAATTTATATGAAACCCAAAATTTCAGTAATCATTTCTACCTATAACAGAGAAAAACTACTTCAAAGAGCCATTGACAGCGTATTGGCTCAAACATTTAAAGATTTTGAAATTGTCGTAGTTGACGACCATAGTGATAAACCTCCCAATATCAAACTCCCAGATGGTGAAGATAGATTAATTGCTATGAGATTACCTTACAACACTGGTTACATGGTTAGACCAAAGAATATAGGAATAATAATAGCCAGAGGTGATTATATTTGTTATTTAGACGATGATAATACTTATCTCCCTAATCATTTAGAAGTACTTTATAAAGCAATTATTAAACATCAAGTAGATGTCGTCTATGGTGATAGAGTTTATAAAAGTAATAATCCTAATGAAAAGAGATTTATGGGAAAACAAAGCCTTCCTTATAATTTAACGCAAATTAATAATGGTAATTACATCGATACATCGGATATTATGCACACTATCCAATCCATCAATGACATTGGCTTTTGGGATATTTTTTGGGAAAGAAAAGGTGACTGGCTATTAATGGTTAGATTTGGTAAGGCAGGAAAAAGGATTGTCCATGTCCCAGAAGTGATTACTGAATATCATTGGGGAGATTCGAACATAGGACAACAAAATCCAATGGGAGGAGATTTTTCACCAAGTACGAAACAATTTAGAACTCATATACAAAATTTAGCAAAGGATGTTTATAAAGGAAGTTGAATACTTTATAATTATAAAGTATAATATAATTATAAAGTATGAATATTGAATTAACTCCAGCTAAAGAAGTAGTTATATGCCAAACTTGTGGAAAAAAGTTTGTAGCATGGAAAAACTATCATAGACAATTTTGTAGTCGTCAATGTTCTGGTAAAGATCCTATCCGTATAAAAAGAGCTAAAATATTAGGTAATAAAAATGTTAAACCAAAAATTAAAAGAATTTGTCAATATTGTGGGAAGGAGTTCAGTTTTGCACCTTGTTATCTAGAAGTAAAGGGATTTAAGGGAATATTTTGTAGTACAACATGTTATGCAAAATCACGCATCGGTAATAAAAGTCCAGGACATTCTAAAAGATTATTAGGAAGAAAAAGACCTAAACATTCTCAAAAAATGAGAGGTTCAGGTAATTCTAATTGGAAAGGCGGAATTGCACGATTACCTTATTCATATGAATTTAATGAAAACCTAAAAGAACAAATTAGAAAAAGAGATAATTATACTTGTCAGCTTTGTGGTAAATTACAAAAAGATGAATTAAACCAATATAATAGAAAATTATCAATTCATCATATAGACTATGATAAGAAAAATTGTAAAAAATCTAATTTAATTAGTTTATGTAATAAGTGTAATTCCGTGGTTAATTTCACCAGAAAGCAATGGATAAAATATTTTAAAGAAAAATTAATAAAAAAATGAAGATTGCCATATTCTCACTTACAAAAAACCGTTTATATTACACAAAAAGAACACTAGAAAGTCTTCACAATAAAACACACATCCCTTATGATCATTATATTATAGACCAAGCAAGTACAGATGGAACATTAAATTATCTCAATAAACATAAAGACATTTATAATCTTAAAATCTATCCTTTAGGGATAAACATTGGCATAAATAGAGGAGTCAATTTTGCCATTGATAGGATTGGTGATGAAGCAGACATAATTTTGAAGCTGGATAATGATGTTGAAATTGAAACGGACGGATGGTTGAAAAAGTGTATCAACGTATTAACCCAAAAGTTTGTTATTTCTCCCTATGTTAAGGGATTAATAGGTAATCGTGGAGGAGTAAATAGATATGGACATATTAAAGAATTTAATATAGGGTTGACACCATTTATAGGCGGTATATGTATGATTGGTTATAGAGATGCTTGGACGAAAGATTCTAATGGTTGGGAGTTTCCCGTACCTAAACATGCAGGAGGAGATAGGGCTTTTTGTATGAAATTAAGTCTTTCGGGATATAAATTTGGGTATATTGAAGATATAGTTATTAAGCACGTTGAAACAACTGTGGGGCAAATCGAAAGATATCCAAGCTATTTTGCATTGAGAAAACAAGAAAGAGTCAATATAATATAGATATGCCAAGAGGAATATACAAACGAACAAAACTCTGTAAAAAACGAATGTCTTTGTCTAAGCGAGGTAATAAAAATCCAATGTGGGGAAAAACTCCTAATAAAAAACAAATGATGTGTTTAAAAAAGGGACAGAAAGTATTAAAAGGAAAGGATTATTTACAAAAACTTAGAAAAAGAATGAAAGGAAATAAGTTTGGATTTAAAAAAGGGCATACACCTTGGAATATAGGTAAACATCATTCAATGGAAACAAGAAAAAAAATGGTAGAATCTCATAAAGGAAAGGTTCATTCAAAAGAAACTAGAATAAAAATGGGTAATGCTCATAGGGGGAAAAAGAGTTTCTTTTGGAAAGGTGGAATCACACCTAAACATTTGATAGTTAGAACATCTCTTGAATTTAAACTTTGGAGAGAGGCGATTTTTGAAAGAGATGATTATATCTGTCAGAAATGTGGTAGGAGAAGTAAAAAAGGTGATAATGTTAAATTACACCCACACCATATTAAGAATTTTGCTCAATGGCCTAAATTAAGATTTGCTATTGATAATGGAATAACATTTTGTAAAAAGTGTCATGATAAATTTCATAAAATATATGGTAGGAAGAATAATAATAAGGTACAAGTAGAAAAATTTTTAAAAAAAGACAAACCGAAAGAAAGATGGTATTCTAAAGGAGAATGATGATAAAGAAATATGAGTGTCAA